TTTCTCATATATTGTCTTTTTTTAACTTGTTCAGGAGTACCCTGATCGTCCCCTTTCTTAGGTCTACCTCTTCCTCTTGGTGCTTCCATATCTTCTATTATATATATAATATTTTTTTTGTGTAATTTTTTAATAAATTTAAAAATATTTCATATAATTAAATGGATAATTATTATCAAAGGAATTTAATAATAAAAAAAACAAATGTAAAACCTATGCATACAAAACAAAATTATAACTTATCAGATAAATCAATAAATCAATATCAAATAATAATATAACATACCATTACAAATCTAAAAAGCATTTATCATTCCTTAATAATACTAAAGTTAATTAACATATTATCAAGATTAATTTGTTGTGATTTTTCATTATAAATATAAAATATAATATTACTTATAATTTTATCATTTAATTTATATCTAATATTTTGTATATTATCATAATTCACACATGATAAAGGTGCAATATCATTATTTATCCAAGTTATTATATTACCAATACCAGTTGCTAAAGTATTCCCACCGATGATCTCATTATGCGAATTCATTTCTAATTCTAAATTAGTCGTTAAAATTATTTTTTGTGAGTTTATAAGATTAATTCCATTATCTAATATATATGTTTGACTTTTTTTTAATAAAAAAGAACTTATATTAGAACCGCAATTAATTTGCAGATTTTTCGTACCTAAAAACATATAAACAACAGCATTTTCATCTACGCTGTTATAATATGGTGTGTGTGTATTATTATTTAATACTTCAATTTTATTTGTAATATTATTATATGTTAAAGTTATGTTATGATCTTCTAATAAACTATTTATAGTTGAGATGTAATTAGATACACGATAATAACCATCTGGTATGATTATGTTATGAGTTACGGGTGATTGTGATGTCGGTAGCACTTCATATTCAGCTTTATTTAGAATTAAATAATTTAATTTAAAACTGTTTTGAAGTGTTGTTTGTGCTTCCACAATATTTGTTGAAAAATATATTTTATAATACTTGTATGGATTTAATGTATTATAATAAATATCAATTTTACTTTTATTTATAGCACCAGAACCAATATCAAATTCTATTCTACTCATATTTGGAATTAAAGTTCCGATATTAACATAATTCACACCATCATTACTCCCATCAATTATTAAATCAATTGCTACATTATATGTTAAACTAACACTACCATCATAATCAATAGCAAAGCTTACTTTTTTTAATAAATCAATATAATTATTTTTATTTTCAATTATAATATAATTTTGGTATTCATTAAATTGTAATTTTGCATTTGCATCATTTGAAAAAATATTATTATAACTTGCACCAGTATAAAAAGGGTCTGTGCCTTGTAAAATAACATTATAATCGTCGTCTGCTTTATAATACAATTTATAATTACTATTCTCCATCATAAAAATCTTAGTATTATCATCAAATGTTTGAGTGGTAGTATCTTTTAGTTTATCAACACTTTGTAAAGTCATATCGTAAAATTCATTAAGTAAATCTATATTAATTTCATTACCAGCACTTGATGTAACATTAACCTGATCATATACATAATATGTTTTAATTAAACTAATAATATTATTTTGCAAATATTGAGATACATTATATAGATTATTAACATATTGAATATTATTTATTTCTAAATATAACTTTTCATCTTCCTCTGCTATGATAGGATAAAATAATTTAACATCAATATAATTTTTTGTTTCACAATTTAAACGCTTATCAATGTAGAAAGGATATATCATTATCTAATAAATATCAATATAAAAAAAGTACATGTTTATAAAAAATTTATAAAAAATAAAAAGATTTTAAAAATTAAAAAAAATGTCGAACATGTACTTTTTTATAAGTGCTTCGCACTGCCCGACCCTTGATTAAGACCATTATGATGTTTAATTAATAATTATTAAATAAATTATTAAATCATTTTGCTCTAAATTAAATATAAACTGCTTCGCAGTTGCCGACCTTTGCTAATGCTTCTTTAAGTTTTTCCTTATGTTTGCGTCTGTATTCTTTCATATAATCTGCTTGTTTTTTTTTAGCAATATTATTTTTTTCAATAATATCTAAATTTGTTTCAGTATCAGGATAATCTAATGAATATGTAGCAAGTAGAGTATTTAAATTATTAGGGAATATATTAATGAACTCTTGCTCCCTTCTTGTTGCTTCTTCTAGATTATTACAAGGATAATACTGTAGTATATTAAAAGTCCATTCACTAATACCCCCGTTATTTCTAATATATCTGTAAAGTTTAGTATTATATTGATGAGAATTGATATTATTACAACACCATTTATGCTTCCGCCATCTTTCTTTAAGTATCTCAATAGTATGTCCTATATAAATATTATTTTTAGTTAATACATCATTTTTGTGTGCTAAAAAATAAATATGACATAGTTTATATCTTTCATCAGTGGTATTCATTATTATATATGTAATGTCATAAATTTTTATATAAATTTACTTTACTCTAGATGGGTTGTAGGTCAATTTTTATTAATAATAGGGCATCACGGCAAACATTTAATAGCGACATCACGCAAATATAATTTATAAATTATATTTGCGTGATGTCGCTATTAAATGTTTGCCGTGATGCCCTATTATTAATAAAAATTGACCTACAACCCATCTAGAGTAAAGTAAATTTATATAAAAATTTATGACATTACATATATAATAATGAATACCACTGATGAAAGATATAAACTATGTCATATTTATTTTTTAGCACACAAAAATGATGTATTAACTAAAAATAATATTTATATAGGACATACTATTGAGATACTTAAAGAAAGATGGCGGAAGCATAAATGGTGTTGTAATAATATCAATTCTCATCAATATAATACTAAACTTTACAGATATATTAGAAATAACGGGGGTATTAGTGAATGGACTTTTAATATACTACAGTATTATCCTTGTAATAATCTAGAAGAAGCAACAAGAAGGGAGCAAGAGTTCATTAATATATTCCCTAATAATTTAAATACTCTACTTGCTACATATTCATTAGATTATCCTGATACTGAAACAAATTTAGATATTATTGAAAAAAATAATATTGCTAAAAAAAAACAAGCAGATTATATGAAAGAATACAGACGCAAACATAAGGAAAAACTTAAAGAAGCATTAGCAAAGGTCGGCAACTGCGAAGCAGTTTATATTTAATTTAGAGCAAAATGATTTAATAATTTATTTAATAATTATTAATTAAACATCATAATGGTCTTAATCAAGGGTCGGGCAGTGCGAAGCACTTATAAAAAAGTACATGTTCGACATTTTTTTTAATTTTTAAAATCTTTTTATTTTTTATAAATTTTTTATAAACATGTACTTTTTTTATATTGATATTTATTAGATAATGATATATCCTTTCTACATTGATAAGCGTTTAAATTGTGAAACAAAAAATTATATTGATGTTAAATTATTTTATCCTATCATAGCAGAGGAAGATGAAAAGTTATATTTAGAAATAAATAATATTCAATATGTTAATAATCTATATAATGTATCTCAATATTTGCAAAATAATATTATTAGTTTAATTAAAACATATTATGTATATGATCAGGTTAATGTTACATCAAGTGCTGGTAATGAAATTAATATAGATTTACTTAATGAATTTTACGATATGACTTTACAAAGTGTTGATAAACTAAAAGATACTACCACTCAAACATTTGATGATAATACTAAGATTTTTATGATGGAGAATAGTAATTATAAATTGTATTATAAAGCAGACGACGATTATAATGTTATTTTACAAGGCACAGACCCTTTTTATACTGGTGCAAGTTATAATAATATTTTTTCAAATGATGCAAATGCAAAATTACAATTTAATGAATACCAAAATTATATTATAATTGAAAATAAAAATAATTATATTGATTTATTAAAAAAAGTAAGCTTTGCTATTGATTATGATGGTAGTGTTAGTTTAACATATAATGTAGCAATTGATTTAATAATTGATGGGAGTAATGATGGTGTGAATTATGTTAATATCGGAACTTTAATTCCAAATATGAGTAGAATAGAATTTGATATTGGTTCTGGTGCTATAAATAAAAGTAAAATTGATATTTATTATAATACATTAAATCCATACAAGTATTATAAAATATATTTTTCAACAAATATTGTGGAAGCACAAACAACACTTCAAAACAGTTTTAAATTAAATTATTTAATTCTAAATAAAGCTGAATATGAAGTGCTACCGACATCACAATCACCCGTAACTCATAACATAATCATACCAGATGGTTATTATCGTGTATCTAATTACATCTCAACTATAAATAGTTTATTAGAAGATCATAACATAACTTTAACATATAATAATATTACAAATAAAATTGAAGTATTAAATAATAATACACACACACCATATTATAACAGCGTAGATGAAAATGCTGTTGTTTATATGTTTTTAGGTACGAAAAATCTGCAAATTAATTGCGGTTCTAATATAAGTTCTTTTTTATTAAAAAAAAGTCAAACATATATATTAGATAATGGAATTAATCTTATAAACTCACAAAAAATAATTTTAACGACTAATTTAGAATTAGAAATGAATTCGCATAATGAGATCATCGGTGGGAATACTTTAGCAACTGGTATTGGTAATATAATAACTTGGATAAATAATGATATTGCACCTTTATCATGTGTGAATTATGATAATATACAAAATATTAGATATAAATTAAATGATAAAATTATAAGTAATATTATATTTTATATTTATAATGAAAAATCACAACAAATTAATCTTGATAATATGTTAATTAACTTTAGTATTATTAAGGAATGATAAATGCTTTTTAGATTTGTAATGGTATGTTATATTATTATTTGATATTGATTTATTGATTTATCTGATAAGTTATAATTTTGTTTTGTATGCATAGGTTTTACATTTGTTTTTTTTATTATTAAATTCCTTTGATAATAATTATCCATTTAATTATATGAAATATTTTTAAATTTATTAAAAAATTACACAAAAAAAATATTATATATATAATAGAAGATATGGAAGCACCAAGAGGAAGAGGTAGACCTAAGAAAGGGGACGATCAGGGTACTCCTGAACAAGTTAAAAAAAGACAATATATGAGAAA